TGGTCTCGGCAGCATGGCCAAGCTGACCGAGAGCGCGGAGCAGAACTTCCGTTTCCAGGCCCTGATGGAGGAGGCGACTCGCCGGATGATTGCGGCAAAGTCTGGCGATGAGTGGACAGACGGCGGGCAGGCATACGACATTCTTGAAAAGCTTACCCTCGCCTACGCCGAGGGCGGTAGCGAGATAGGCCGCGCATTGGTTTCCCGTCGCGCAGTAGATCCTTCCCTTTCTCCCGCAGCAAGGCGAGAGAAGGAGCTTCTGGCTATTGTTGCCTCACTAATAAAAGAGAAGGCGTCGAAGAACCCAGGCAAGAGTAAGAACGCAACCGATGTTTTAAATAAGCTGGCAAAGCAGGACTTTGATATTAACGATATCGCGGGAATAGCCGCCGATCCCATGCGATCAATCGAGTTCCTAAACCAAGTGCGTGCGGCATCTGCCTCTTGGCACGATGCGGTTTACGAGTACTGGAGGAACTCCCTACTCTCTGGCTTCCAGACCCAGGCTGTAAACATGGCTGGCACCGCAGGGTTCATGACTTACGTCTCGATGTTTGAGCGGGCCGCTTCTGCTGGCGTTGGCACCGTGACTCGTCGATCTGCCGGATACGATGCCGCCACCTTCAGAGAGTTCGGCTGGATGTTCCACGGCATGGGCGATGCGTTCAAGAATGCGTTTCGCAATATGAGCATGACGTTCCGGGCAGAGCGGTCTGAGTTTGACGCACTCAACCATCAGAGCCACAAGGTACGCGACTATTACAGCGGCCAGAAGGGCGGTGCAATTGCCGCTGGGTCACCGAAGATTTCGGGCAGACTTGGCAAGATGGTTCGCATGATGGGTTTCCGCCCCGCCGCAGCCGTGGACGACCTACTGAAGACTCTGGCTCAACACTTTGAAACCAACGCACTGGCTGCGAGGATCGCAGCCGTAGACAGTGGCCAGAAGTGGGGGAGCGAGGAGTTCCTGAGGATCTTCAACGAGCAGCTCCTGCATCCCAACTCCACAGCTAGGCGGCTCGCCACTGAGCGAGCCATGACTGGTGCCTTCCAAGGTGACGAGGGACTTCTGATGCGGAGGTTTGGTGGTCTCTCTGAGAAATTCCACCAGCAGGGCTTTACCCGGTGGTTCCACCCGTTCCACAAGACGCCACTGAATATTACGGACGAGGCAATTCGCCGTGCCCCGGTCCTTGGGTTTGTTGTAGACGTTCTAAACTATCGCAACCGGAGGTCAAAGTCTGAATCTGAGCATGGCTTCTGGAGAGGTTATGCAGAGGATGGTCTGACCGACTCTCTGGCAAGACAGGCGATAGCACTGACAGTGTCTGCCCTGGTGCTATCCATGAACGACGAGGAGGAGCCATTCATTACGGGCGCTGGAGGGACCCTGGACCCGAAGGAGCGGCAGCTTGCCTACGGCTCAGGGTACGCCCCCATGACGATAGGTATTGGCGGGGGGTACAGAGTGTCCTACGCCCGCGTCGAGCCCTTAGCGACCATCCTTGGGCCTCTGGTTGACACACACAGGAGCGTAGTGCGTGGTGATAATGTTGCCAATGCTGTCGTGAGTTCGGGCATGAACCAGCTCAACGACAAGACCTTCCTCCGGGGGATGAGCGATCTAGTGCAACTACAGCAGAACTGGGTGAGGAAAGGGGGTGCCAATGCCCTAATGAACTGGAGTTCAAATTTTGCATCCTCCTGGGTACCAAATATGTACCGTCAGGCCAGCCGCGAATTCGGAGGGACGATAGACGAGACCCGATTGTGGGGCAAGGGGTCTGCCCTGAAGGTACTGAAGCGAACTGGGCAAAAAGCCGAGCTTCCGTTTGTCGAGGCCCCACGCCCAAGGTACGACCAGTGGGGGAGGCCTGTGACGAAGAGGCCGTTTGGGAAGAGCCCAATAACTGATGTTCCATACGGTATACTGCGTGCCCTTAATCCAGCCAGGGTGTACTCGATGGATCAGGCCACCAAGGTAGATCTGGCGATGTACAGATACAACGCCACAAGACCCGCTGACGAGAGGATCTACCTAACCACACCCCGGAAGAGTTACACCCACCTGGGTGAAACTCACCACCTGACTGATGCGCAGTGGGCCCAGTACCAAAAGTATGTCGGGACGTACGCCCTGAAAAGTATTGACGGCATCGGTTGGATTGACCCAGAGAATCCGACTGAGGCCCAGATGGAGGCCGTGAAGAAACTGTATTCCAAGGCTGCTGGTGATATTAAGAAAGCTCTCAAGTGGCAGTGGATCAATGGGGACGACGGCTCCATCCCATCTCTCGACTAGCATCAAAGGGGCCGGTCATCAGATTCTTAGACCCTGACTTTGAACCCATGGACCCGGAGGATCGCGAAGAGCCGGGTGTATCCCGGCTCGTGATCGATCACTACGGCCAGGGTGTATACAATCTACGCTACACCTGCGGAAAGTCCGGGCATGATTACATCATCCGGTACACCGAATCCCAGGTGGGGCGTGTGGTAGCTGCCCTGGCAGGCTGGGTAGTTGACGATGAGGTGCCCTTAACTCCTGGCGACATGGGTAACATAGTCACCATGTTGATACAGTTGTGCCAGCTCGATCATCTTGGGGATGACGAAGGTGACCTGCCCGAGTACAATGACGGTCTATGCTGATCGCTCCAGTGTTTGAGCGCTCTGGGCATCAGCGAATCCCAACAGGGGGGCCACCCGTAGTGGCCCCCCCATTTACATTACAAGGAGGCGAGGATGAAAAGCAGGATAGAGCGGTGCCCAAAGTGTGGTCGCAAGGGAACTGTTGTTGACGAAAACGGCGGGCCGTGCGTAGTCTGTCAGGCCAACTCTGTGGTAAAGAATAAGACGCAACCAAGGAGGCTGAGCAGATGGCGAAGAAAGATGGAGAGCTTGGGTCTAGTGTGAGGGAGGAGTCGGTGCTTTCCGCCGTGAATGCGGCGGCAGACCACGGGAACACAAGCGAGCTAGACACCTTCTTTGTCCAGGGTGTACTGCTTGCCTACATGGAGCACTACTACGAGGAGCCGTTCGAGGTTCTTCTGGTGGAGGAGGAATTTGAAATTCCGATGTCGCGACTACGTCGCGAGGTACTGGGGCGAACGTGCGAGGACCCGGAGGATTGGGCCTGGGGCGGTAAGATCGATGGCGTCGTAAAGTTTGATGACTCGATCTTTGTTCTGGAGCACAAGACAACCTCGGCTTCCATCGAAGACCCCCATGGTATATACTGGTCATCGCTGGAGATGAGTGGACAGGTAGCTTCTTATATCGTGGCTCTGCAAGACCGAGGTTTTGAGGTTGCAGGTACGATATATGATGTAATAAAAAAGCCGGTCATCAAGCCGAAGAAGCTGACGAAGAAGGAGATCAAGATCCTGTTGGAGGAGGGCCTGTGGCAGGGGTTGGCGGTAGACGGCGAGATATTAGAGGAGGCTTCTGGTGACTGGCGGGAGACGCCAGCGCTATACGCAATGCGGGTTTACCGAACCATGATGGATAGCCCTCGTAAGTATTTTCAGAGGCAGGTGGTCCATAAGACCAGGAAACAAGTAGTGGAATTCCTGGACGAGGTAGACGCCGCAACGAAGTATGTGGACGATAACCGCACAATGCAGCGGCATGTGCGGCATCTGGGGGCCTGTTTCTCGTTCAACCGAGCTTGTCAATTCGTTGGCCTGTGCCAGCGGAAGGATAACCCGGAGAGTGGCAGGTGGATACACCGGACGAAGACCAACAACGAACTCACCGTGGGTGGGCACAACACGATGACGTATTCGAGAAAGGAGTGTTTGCAATTGTGCCCCAGGAAGCATCACTATCAATACGATCTTAAACTCGAAAGAAAGGGAAAACCAACCGATGGCAACCTCTACAAAGGACACCTCGTCCACAAGGGACTCGAGTGCCACTTCAAAAACATCCGTGCCAATCAGAGGGCTGCGGCACAAGGGGAGGATGGGGCTGGGTGACACGTTAACAAAAGCTCAGGCCAGCAAGGATAACATCTGGCTGGTCGGCCAGCCAGGAATCGGCAAGACATCTTTGTTGGCAGCTATGCCTGATGTATTTGTCATTGTTACCGGCAAGGAATCCGGGTTGAACAAGTTGATTGACAGGGGGCGTGTGAGCGAGGTGCCGCATACCCCGCCTGTTGAGTCCTGGGAAGACTTCTGGTCAGTGCTGACCGAGCTAGCCACGCTTGACCACAAGTTTGGCATGGTCGGAATCGACTCGATCACCGACATTGCTGAGCTGGCTAAGGATTACATTGTTCGCACCGAGTATGATGGGTGCTTGACTAAGTACGGCAGCAGTTGGGGCGTTGGAACCTCCAAGTACAAGGCCCTGCTTGGCAAGATGATCGAGAAGTTCTTCGCGTTGAACCACAGGGAGCCTTCGGTTGGCGTGGTCATGACCAGCGGTGCAGAGGCACAGCGTCGCAATGACCCGCAGGCGGGAGAATATAATCAGTGGTCACCGCAAATTGAGAAGAACGCTTTTGAGCTGTTGAGTAAAGCCGTTGACATGATCCTGTTTCTCCGGCATGATGCTCAGGTTGATCGAGAGGGCCGCGCGGTGGCCGGAACAACCCGCGTTCTTTACACCGAAGGAGACAACACTTTCATTGCCAAAAACAGGCACGGCCTGCCTCGCTACATATCGCTGGGCATGAGTGCTGATGAAGCGTGCGGGAATCTTGGCAGGGCAATCGTAGCCGCCAAGAAGTAATTCTAGTGGCAGCTCTGCTGTCGCATCACCATCGAAGGAGGTTACCATGTTGAGTTATGATCCTGGTGTTTACTTGTGCGAGATTATGGAGCATGAGTTTGGTGAAATCAAAGGCGGCAGGCCCAAGCTAAGCTTGCATATTTTGCCGAAACGTCTGGAGTCAGATCCCCAGGCTCCGCTGCCTATGCCGAGTGAGGAGACCATGCCTCGCGTCGATGTTATCCTCTGGTCAGAGAAGCCAGAAGATGTCCAGCGGTTTGCCGACGATCTCTTTAACCTGGGATTTCGGGGCGACGACATCGCTCAAATCTGCCAGGGGCATACCATGTTTAGCACGAGCCTGATTGGGAATGAGATACGTTGTCGCCGCAAGACGGCGACGTACACCGCACCGACTGGCAAGGTGTACGAGCGGTGGTCCCTGGAGGGCGACAGCAGCAGGGCCAGGGGTGGTGTTGAGGTCGACGAGATTGCAGCGGTGGAGAAGCTGCGTTCGGCCTTGCAAAGTGTCTGGTCGGAGAAAATGAAAAGCAGTGGGGTCCCAGTGGCTACCGCCACTGGCGAGAAGTCTCCATTCTGATTTGGTGATGTGTGCGGGGGGCGGGGTCCTCCAGACTTCCCACCTCCACCCGCCTCCCGCCACTTTTCAAGGAGGGTACTATGGGCAATCTAGAGGATGCCGGTCTGTTTTTGCGTTATTTCCGGGGCCGAGCTGGGCTTCACGCCAGCCGAGATGAGGCTGGCAGGTACTTCCCGGTGGATGGGGAGCCCGACATCGAGGCCCACCTGGGCGGGGAGGCCGCTGTCGGCTTCTACCTAATGTCCCCTGACAGCTCCGTATTCGTCTCCTGTGCGGACATTGACGATCACGACCACAGCAACCCGGAATGGGTATCGCAGGCTGACGCTGTCTGTCAGGCCCTCAGAGACCTGGGTGCTCCGTATGCCAGGGAGACTTCCCAGTCCGGGAGTGGAAGCCACATCTGGCTGTTCTTTGAGGATGCTATCCCAGCTTACCTAGTCCGCGCATTCTGGCGGGTCGTAACTATGCAGAGCCGGGTGGCTCTGCCGGAGGTATACCCCAGGCAAGATAGGCTGACTGGGAAGGGTCTGGGTAATCTGGTGCTGTATCCCCTGTGGCACAGGTCTCAGTTCACTGACGACCGACTGGAAGTGATATCTACGGAGGAGGCCCTCGACGGTAAGATGATCGCCAGTGCAGAGGGATTCCTGAAATCAACAATACATTCTGTCATGGGTGCCGTGCCGTCCGAACCAAGATTAGTGACCAAGCCAGACCAGTTGCCTGAGCGGGTGGAGAAGCTGATGGTCCCTGGTTCTCTTCTGGAGGCGAGGTGGAATGGTGATATGTCAGGGCTTGCAGATCGATCACGATCTGCCATCTGCTTTGCCATCGCCTCCATTTGTGTGCAGGCCAGGGTCCCGACACCGGAGATCGAGCAGACCGTGCGAGCCTGGGCAGTACTAAACGGATACACGAGCAGGGCCACGCCAGACTGGATCGAGCGGACGGTGCGACGTTCCTATGATGAGGTTGTGGAGCGGGGTGAGGCCAAGTCCGAGGGAGTGCAGACCCTATTCAGCAGTGCCAGGGCGGCATTACACGACCAGATCCATGGAGACCGGGTGCTGTTTCGCACTGGCATAAAGGGCCTCGATGAGTCAATCGATGGCTGTCAGCAGGGCGAGTTTGTTGTGATTGGGGGAAGGCCGAGCCAGTGCAAGACCGCACTGGCGTTACACGTTATTGACACGGTGGCGAAGGACTACCCTACCTTGTTTATTAGCGAGGAAATGAGCAAGCGAGAGCTGGGCAAGCGAGCGATCATGTCTATCTCAAAGTCCAGGGAGGAAGATTGGGATATCACCGAGACAGAGAAGAAGCTCACAGATCACTACGCTGAGCGGAAGAATATCTATGCGGTCGAGAACGCATCAACGATTGAGCGGTGCGAAGAACTGATCGACCAGTACGTCAGCTCCTACGATGTGAAGTTTGTGGTGATCGACTACCTCCAGTTATTGAGCCGCCGAAAGGCGACAGGCAGGTATGAGGATCTCACCGACATCAGCCGGAGACTGAAACAAATAGCTGGCAGGCTCGGGATTGGAGTGGTGGCTTTGTGCCAGCTCAACCGAGCCATCGAGAGCAGGGAGAGTCGGATACCACAGTTGGCGGACATTAAGGAGAGTGGGCAAATTGAGCAGGATGCGGACTTGGTGCTGATCTTGCAGTGGCCAGACCGATCAAAGGCGGATTTTCGTATTTGGTGCTTGAAGCGAAGGAATGGTCCGATCAGGCACCAGCTGGTACAGACCACGTTCAACCCAAACAGCCAGAGGTTCGATGATGGGTAGGTCAGAGAGAACTAAGGGGCACAAGTTCGAGCGGGAGGTTGCCAGGGGCTTCGTTGAGGCGGGGTACCTCCGGGCTTGCCGCCAGCTTGAGTACCAGGAGAACACAGCGTTTGGGGTAGATCTGGACGGAACAGGGGTGTATCTGGTACAATGCAAGAACAGAAAGCAGTATGTTTCTGTCGCCACGAGCCGGGAAATCCGCGTAGAAGCTTACAGGAAATGGAAAGGGATCGATGAAGCGGTCCCGCTCTTAGTAACCAAAGCAGAACGACAGCCAGTGATGGCTGTCCTGCACTGGAACCACCTCCTGAAGCTGCTCAAACTGGAAAGGCAGGTGGAGAATGGCAAAAACCCCCAGGTCGATTGGCTGTCGGACGAAACCCCTAGCCGAGAAGAGATCTCCGAAAGAGCCGAGGAAATCAGAAAAGAACGGAGCCCCGAGGGGTGGGAGTGGAGACCAACCGAAGATGAATGACTTCGGGCATGATCCCGCTAACTACAAGAGCCAGGGCTGGAAAGACACCTCGGTCCATCAGGCTACGATCAACGGCGAGCCCTCCCTGGTAGTACACTGTGAAATGCCCGAAGGCACCGATGGAGACGCCAGCTCTGAGGGCGTGGCCAACATCATACGGATCTCGGAAAACCTTAGGGGTAGGGAGTATCTTGAGACTCGCCTTCACGAGCACCTGCACTGCGCTGCGCCGCTGGCGAGCGAGGACTGGGTAACACAGACTGCCCACGAGCTTTCAGCCATAATCTTTGAGACGGATTGTAGACGAAGGTCCGGCTTGACCTAGTCGCTGTCCCGTCACCCATCTTGGTGCTACGTGGCTACCGTCCTGATCATTGGCGATACACATTGCCCCGGTATGCACAGGCGATACCCAGCCTTCCTAAAGAAGGTTGCCGAGGAGTGGGGCTGTAACAAGGTGGTTCACATTGGTGACCTCGTTGATTGGCACTCCCTCTCATTCCACCAGCGGTCAACAGGCGCACCGTCTGCCATGGATGAATACAAAAAGGCCAAGCGTCAGGTGTCTAGGATCTACAATCTATTTCCGAGGGCCGACTGGCTGCTGGGGAACCATGACTCACTAACGATGCGGCAGGCGCAGACGGTGGGTATCCCGGTCGAGCTGATGCTCGAC